CAACTTCAAATCCGAGTATCGACCGACGGAATTATTGAAGATGCTAAATTCAAAACTTACGGATGCGGCAGTGCTATTGCTTCTTCATCACTACTCACAGAATGGGTTAGAGGAAAGTCCCTTGACGAAGCGGGAGAGATCAGCAATGTCCAAATTGCTAAAGAGCTATCACTCCCGCCTGTGAAGATACACTGTAGTGTACTAGCGGAAGATGCGATCAAAGCCGCCATCAAAGATTACAGGAGCAAGCATGAATGAGTTGGCACTATCAATTGATGAGGCACAAAGACGAAAGCCTTGCCGTACACGAATACTATATTACACAAGAAGGTGATAAATATTTTACTAAGAATCCAATTAGTATTACTGGAGACAATATCGAAGAAGTAAAAGAGTCAATTCAAATGATTCTTAATGATATTGATAGACACGGGATCAAAGACTATGAGGAGTGAACATGAATCGTGAAAAATTATATGAAGAAATTAAAGCAGATGAAGGAGAAGTTCTCGAAGTCTATCTCGACCACTTGGGCTACCCTACTATTGGTATTGGACACTTGGTCACAGCAAAAGATGAAGAGTTTGGAAAACCTCCCGGGACAGCCATTACGGCTGAGAGAAGTCGAGAACTCTTCGATCGAGACATTGAAAATGCCATTGAGGACTGCAAACGACTTTACGGACAGTGGCACAATTGGCCGGAAGAGGTTCAACGAATAATGGTAAATATGTGTTTCAATCTTGGAGCATCAAGGCTTGCACATTTTACACAGATGAGATTTCAATTATCTCAAAAAAATTGGAAACAAGCTGCGGCAGAAGGCCGAGACTCAAAATGGTATAAACAAGTTACTAATCGAGCCGAAAGATTAATGACTAGGCTTGAAAATGTTGAATAGTGTTTCGCGGGGTCGTAGCGGGGTTATTGCTGGTATTCAGCTATTCCGCAAGTGCACAAGAAATAGTAAAAAGCGGATGTTCAAAAGAGTACCCCGGGGTTCAATGGTTTATCTACAGCGACGGAACAGTAGGAAAAAATCCAAAGTCAAGACAGTGCGGATTCTCTCGAAACATGAATCTAACAGTCGAAGGAGTAGCAGATCGATTTACTCCTGCAGTAATTTCAGTAGATTACAAGGACATGCTCGGACGAGTAGAAGCCTGGGGCATGGAGCATTCAGATACAACTCTGGGGCGCTCGGAAAGAGTGGGATGTTGTACTGTAGAAATTTATGGAGATGGGCGTACTGGAGATGGAACTTTTACACTTGGTGTCGAGAGAATACAGTACACTATAGTTTCGGAACCGGTTTGTCAAAGAACAGGAGGAGTAGATTGCCAAGGTTATACGCAACGAAGCCCTCAAGAATTTATTTACTACGGAGAAGATGATACTCAAGTAGTAACGTGGGAACTCGGAATATTTACTTATGCTTCTCATACAAAATATGGAATCGACACCCCGATTAAAATATTAAAAGAGTACGAAGTCGATAGTTACACCTGGAACAAATGGGAAGAAAAAGTAGAAAAGTACAACAAAGTCTATAGAACTTCTGGAGTACACGTACAATTTAAACTTACAAAAGTATACCTAGCACACTGGCACAAGCTTCGAGATTTAGAACTTATGGTAGCGGGGTTACCAGTAGACATAGTATTAAGTCACGGCACTTCTTATCCTGATACTTGCGGAGTTGCCGATGTATCCACAATATTTAGAGAAGGACAGCCTACCGTATCTATGAGTAAGTGTGATATTTATACAGATTTGCACGAAATAGGCCACTCAGTCGGATTAGCTCATGGTCCAGAAAATCAATCTTGGCAACAATCAGGATATATTTTTCCTGAATTTGGACATGGTTGGAATGATATTTGTGGAAAGTACGACGATTTGATGTCTTATGGGTATAACGGAATCTTTCACTCAAATGAGCTTCAAGCCTGCTTTGAAAGTACTCCTTCGAATGATACAATTGATGCAGGAAGTAGGCAGTGGTCAGACACTGCTTACTCTTTAAATAGAGTTCGTTATAACGTATCTCTCATTCACGATGAGAATAAGTACGTAGAAAAAGATGCAAAACTAAAGCCAGTTAAATCCCTGGCCAGACGTATTGGATTAGAAGTAGTAGATTAAAGGACTAAAAATGGAAATAATAGATTCAAAAAAGTTGTATAAAGATCAAAGGTTTTTTCTAAATGACGAATCGTGGGAAAAGTTAAAAGGTGTTTCTAACGATTTATCCCTTATTGTTCAACATGCAATAGGAATGTCGGATGTAGAATTTCAAGTTCTAGAAGGTAAAAGAAATGTTGCAACACATGATTTTTTGTACTCGAAAGGAGCTACTCAAGACGCCAATCATTCTTCTCACTTTTATGGATATGCAGTAGACTTAGTTGTATATTTAGGAAATCGTATTATTCTAGAAAAAGAACCCTATGATGATGTAGCACAATGTATGCAATATGCAGCAGAGTATGTTGGAGTTCCGATTCGTTGGGGAGGAGCTTGGCATGTTCCAGATTTAAGAGGAAATGAAGAATTTTTTGAAGATTTGACAAATGATTTTATGCTCCGACAATTAGAATGGGAAAAAACACCTGTGATTGATTTTCATCATTTTGAGATACCCATAGAATAAATGTTGACTTTACTTTTCAATCAGTGTATAATATATGCTGGTTGGAGGATTTATGAACTTATTTTTTCTTGACGAAGATTTAGATGCGTGTGCAGAAGCTCACGTAGACAAGCATATTGTAAAAATGCCTTTGGAAGTCGCTCAGATATGCTGCACCTGTATCTGGATCGACGTTCATCTTGGGTTTATACCCCGGGCTTTAACAAAACAAGAATCCGATTATCTCAACTCCTTGAAGAAGGAGATTAAACACCTACCGCCTGAAAGCAGACCACTCACTCCTTACTTGCCTATGATGTACAATCATCCTTGTACTATCTGGGCACGTAGTTCATTGGATAATTATGAGTGGACTCACTGCTACGGTAATGCTCTTGGAGAAGAATATCGTTACCGATACGGAAAACAACACAAATCAGTCACAGTCATCAACGAACTACCCGATCCTATCAAAATGGAAAGAGTTGGATTTACCACTTTCGGACTGGCAATGCCAGACGTGCTCAAAGACTATGACAATCCTATACAGTCTTATCGTGACTACTATCATCTCGATAAGGCTACTTTTGCCGTTTGGTCTCACAGACCAAAACCCAGTTGGTGGGACAATGATCTTGCAGACTACGAGAAAAGGATTACAGCAAAATGAAAAATAAAAAAAGCTACAATCACCTTAAACTGGTATCTTCTCGCTCAGGCTTATCAAAAGTGGACGATCAATATTTAGAGCTGGAAAAGCAGCAAGAAGAAATTGAAGAACAAGCAAGATTAATAGCTGAATTTTATGGAGAACCGGACGAAGAATGAAAAAATTAGGTTTCTGGGTGTATGACACCTATAATTTCTTTTTTAGTCTTAAAATGAACCCTTTAAGACTTATCCCAAATGCATTTACACAGTATATACTGATGTTCTACCTATCAGTAATGTGGACTGTAGTATTTACACTTTGGGCAGGATATAGTATTTATTTTGGTATCGGTAGTGTCGGAGGACACTTACTGGTAATTAGTGCATTTTTTATTACTGCACTCACATTTCAAGACGCAGAAAAGAATGGGCACTTATGGGTCCAGCGAAATAAAATAACCCCAGTAGAAAAGAGGAGGTGCATGTGGGACTTGGAGAAAGAGGGGTAAGAGAGTATAAAATAATTGAAGCGCATTATGGAGAAAAGCATAGCTTTTGGAGAGTAGTTGTAGTTTCAGATAATGGTGAGCGTTTCGATACAGTAGGTAAGTTTCCTACTAAAGAACAGGCCGAGAAATATGTTACATATGTTTCTCAGCCAGCAGATAGGAGACATAATCAATGGTAGATAATGTAAATTATCCTCCACACTATCGAGCACATGCCAGTGGTGTAGAGTGTATTGAAATTACGGAGCATATGAATTTTTGTTTAGGCAATGCTATAAAGTACATCTGGAGAGCAGGCTTAAAGAAAGATGCAGTGGAAGATTTAAAGAAAGCGGTTTGGTATGTAAATAGGGAGATAAAAAGAGTTGAGAAGATTAAAGAAAAAAGATCACGAGAACTTATCAGACACCAATATACAGAAAGTAATAGATCTTCTGAATGGTACTCCAGCTATATCCAAAAAGGAAGCCTGCAGCATCCTAAATATAGCATACAATACAACAAGACTTCAGAAAATAATAGATGATTTTTTGGAGACGAAAGCGTACCGACAAAAACGCAGAGCGCAAAATAGAGGAAAATCCGCCACCAGAGAAGAAGTGGCAGATGCGGTTACTCGATTCTTATCCGGCGACCCCATCTCAGAAATCGCAGCAGGACTTTATCGTTCATCCGGATTTGTTAAAAGCATCATCGAGAGGGTGGGCGTACCTCAAAAAGAAGAAGGACGGTACGACTATCTTCCTGAAGAATGCGTGGGAACTTCATTCGAAAGAGGAGAAATAGTCTGGTCAGCCAAATACCATGGCCCTGCCATAATTCGGGCTGAATTATCAGTAGATTATCAAGCAGAAAAACCAGGCTATAAAGATGTAAACTACGAAAGTAAGTACGGATGTAAGGCTTACAATATTTGGGTAATTGAAAAAATTGATGACGATTACAGTGAGCGTTGGACTACCTCTACTGGAGGTGGGTTTAGTGCTACACAACTTGCCTACGATTTAGGTAAGCTTACCCACCTTAAAGAGTATGGAGTTGATTTATCACGTATCTAAAAAAATTTCTTGACTTTCATCTTCAATAGAAGTATAATATGTGTATTGAAGATGAGGAAACCAATGGGCGACCGATTTTATTTATCTCAACTAGCGGCGACAGGAACGTGTCCTGGCGCAAAACTTACACAACTTAGAAGGAAACGCAAAATGGCATGGGACGACGATAAGAAGGCACAGGCTGTATCTATGTA